TAAACAGGTTTCCATAAACGGATCTCCATAAAAATTGGTCTTGGTTTTTTAATACTTCTTTTAATTTTTCTTTTTCCATTATCATTGGAACATGTAGTTCATAGTCTAAAGCATTTTCAATTCCTAAAGAAATAACCTTCTTGTATGTTGCTAAAAGTTTTCTTGTATACCCAGAGTTTGAATTTATTTTTTGATATAGGTTTATTTTTTCTAAAAGTGATCCACCATGATAGTTATCTATACTGTTTATCTTTTTTATAATATAAAAATCATCATTCATTAAAACAAATGATTCAGATATTTCATTTGACTCTGTAATGCTTTTTAAATTATAAAATGCATTCTTATATTTTGTTAGGTTTTGAGGAACTTTTATGTAGTTTCCAACATACCACTCTGGTTTTCCACCAACAACCCAGATATTTGCTTCAGGGAAACTTGCAACAACAGATCTAATTGAGTACTTTAACTCATCATTATCTCCGTCTTTACATATGTATACAAAGTCCATATATCCCCATTATAAAAATTAAGAAAGGCGAACTTATTTTTAGTAAATTCGCCCTTCCTAATTAACTAACTACTTCTTTTTAGCAGCAGCCTTCTTCTTTGCTGGAGCCTTCTTAGCAGGTACAATCTTGCTAAGTGCATCTGAAACAGCACCAGTATCTGGCAGTACGCCAAACGCCTTGTCATTAGGGTTGAGTGCTCTCAATGCAACTGGTGCAAGTGCAGCAACTAGTGCAGCCCAAAGATCTTTAGGATCTGTTACGCCAGCCATGTAAAGTGCAATTACTGAACCAAGAACTGATCGTCCGTATGATGCTAGCATTGCTTTTGTTTTTTCGTTTAGTATGTTATTCATTATTCCTCCTAGGATATAATTCGTGTTATTGTTGTAAAGCCAATCCATAGACCAATAATTCCTGCGACTCCCGCAAAAACTGGTGGTGCTGGAACTGGCAATTTGAATGCTGCGAACACAACACCGCATCCAAAACCTGTTAGTATAGAGAAAAATATTTCTTTCATTGTTTAACCTTTAATCTCTGCATCTGGAAGCAATGCCATAAGTTTTTCTGAATAGTTGTTTAGTCCTTTATTGCTTAGTTCTTTGGAAACTTCCTTTATTACTTTTTGTGATGTTTCTATATATTCAAATGCCCAATCTCTTGAATCAGATAAAAACTTTATAAAATTTTCTTTATGAATGTCTTCTACAGAGTCATTATCATTTAGTTTTGTTTTTAAAAACAACTCTTCAAGTGCAGAGTTTTTTAAGTATAACTCTGCTAATAAAAATTGTGTTTTTTTAAGTTTAGAAAATATAGACAGATAGGCTATTGCAAAGGATAAAGCCAGGGTACCCAAAAATATTAAAACCATAGTTTCCATACTATCTATTGTACTATACCAATCTCTATATTAAAAGTCGTCATCTTCAATATCAAATACGTCTAAATCAGCCAGTTTGCTAAGGTTTGAGGCAAAAAATAAACTAAGTGCAACAAGCATAGATATTCCAGCCACGATCAAGACTACTATTCCTTTTTTCATTTTGTTTGTAATCCTCCACATCTTAAACATGCTATATAGTTTTTGCCAGTAAATGGACACGATCCAGCATCAACCAAATTATGTTCTTTAATTTTACAAATAAAATAATTTATAACATTTTTAATCATTTTATTGCCTCTCTGGTTACTAATACTACTGCTCCATTACTTTCTAATGCATTTTTTAACTTTACTACATATTGTAGTGCTGCTATTTTTTCATCATGTACCATATTTAAAAACTTATATTCGTCTAACTTAATAGTTAAAAAATGATCATTGTCTATTATGTCAACGCTAAAATTTTTAGGTACTTGTATTGAATGAACTGCTCTACGCATCTCGTTTGTATACATATCATTCCATTGTTAGAGACTGCCAAGTGTTTGACCAGTCTTGTTTAGATTTATGTTTATTAAATTCTCTTGAAATTTCTCCAGTTTCAAGGTAAACACCTCCCCAAACTCCCCACTCTTTTCCAGATACTCCGTTAGCAAAACATGTTTTTTTAACGGGGCACTGTCTACAAAGTGCATCAACGTTTTGTCTAATTCCCTCTTCATCCTCATACTTATCAAAGTATAAATTTGTTTCAAGACCTAAACAAGCAGCCTCATCTTTCCATAAATGCTGCTTCAAGGTTACTCCCTATACTTATTTGGAATATCCCAACCATTGCGACCTGGCTTGTATATTTTATGTAAGTACCACTTGTCTTTTACTCTAATTCCATTTACCGATGTTTTTGCCATGTCTGATTCTTTTAAATCAACAACATCCCAGCCATCCCAAATAAGATTATTGTTTTTGTTTACAATTTTATCCATTGTATTTAAACTTCTAATAATCATTTTTGCTCCCCTAGTCCGATATCATAGTGATATCTATTGCTATCTTCTAAAGTCCACTTTGGACTATCTTCAACGTCCCACTGACGCTCATTGATTAATCTATCAATTACCATTTTTCCATATTTAGTTGTGAAGGAAGGCTCAAACAATAACACTCTATTGTTAGGCTGTACTGCAAAGTTTCCATCATCTCTTACAATAACATGACCACACTTGTGTTGACCAGGACTTTCTGAATATCCATGATCAAGAATGTTAGACTCAGGATTATGCCAATCCAAGGTAAATAAATACTTTCCATTAATCTTTGTTTTAGTACGATCAATGTATGACATCTTCATGTTTGCAAGATTAGCAAATTTTGTTACTGAAACATAAGGACTAAAAGAATTCCATAAAACTAAGTTGTGAATATCTTCTTCAGGAACCCCTGGTTTTGTACAAAAGGCATTGATTGGCATTCTCCACCAGATGCCACCATCTTCCATTAAAAAATGAAACAGTGGGCTTCTATTTTGAATAGTTGAAACTCCAAATATTACACAAGGAAAATACTTATCATGGCTATCTTCTTGATTACGTAAAAAGTTTCCTCTAACGTAACACTCAATAGGCGGAATGTTTGCATTAAGTTCTGGCATATTAGTACCTAAAAATCCCCACTTCAATATTTTTTGATTCAGCACTAGAAACTAGTCTAGACTTTGATTCATTTGGCTTACTTAAAAAAGCAAAATAGTTTACCTGATCCATATTTGTATCAAGCCACGAAGGTGCTGTATTATAAAATTTAATTTTTTTTCCTCTAGCCTTCATACCACGCTCAGATAAATTAGAAAACTCTGAAACAAAGTTATTAATTTTTGCTGGGCCTACAGAATAAATAATAAATTCTTTATCATCCTGTTTCATTCCAGACAAGGCAACACTCATGGCACGAAGAAATATATTGTAGTCGTTAAACTCAGATGTCCCCTGCACTGCCACAATCATTTTATTGCATCCCTTTTCTTAAATCATCTAAGATGTCCATCATCTTTGTTAATTCTTTCTTTGACATATTATGTATGTCTAATGGCTCAATAGTGCTTTCATCTACCCTGCCATTTATGGCATTAGCAGTATAAAAAACATTGTCTACTGTCCAATATGCTTTACCTTCTGTGATAACAACCTTTAACATATTTTTTTGAATATGCTTTTGTGACTGTCTAATCATTTTAGGCTTTTCAAACATTTCTTTAGGTATAACATCTTTAACCATTTCATATATATGGCTTTGCCTATATACTATTTTTTTAAAAATTTTCATACCCTTTTTGCTTGATATCTTAAGTATAAACCATGTAGAAGCAGTTGTCAACACAACAACTAATAAATATTCCATGCTTTCCTAATTATTAAGATTTTTCTTTTTTATCAACAACTGTTTTTGTTGCTTGAGTTGTTGGTGCATAAAGAGAAATAAGTTTATTTAACTTAATCTGTAATTGAAGAACCTGAAACTCTAGATCTGATGACTTTTGCTTATAGAAATTAACTAATTGCTTAACTTCTTCTATTGTTAAATCTTCCACTGTCCCCTACCCCTTTCTGAAACTAAATGCGCTTCCTACCCATGCTTTTTCTGCTTTATTTTTTTCTCTGTTAACTATTGCACGACTCCATGAGAACCCTGCGTCACCACCCCAAGCATCCCACATAATTCTTCCATTAGATGGATTGCTTGTGTTATAAAAGTCTTTTCCTTTTTTATCTACTTCATGACGTGAAAAGAAAGAGTACATTCTTTTAACAGTATCAAGAGACATAGATGCGCCATTTACTATGTCTGTAGCCCTTCCCCAACCAACAGGAGTTCCAGCACCAGTAGCCTTGCCTTCTTCTTTCCATCTTAAGGCACGACGTGCTGCAGCCTTCATACCACTATTTGGAGAATATGTTTCAGCCATTGACAGTCTTTTTCTGTGACTTATTTAAATATGGACCAAGATCTGCTTTAATGGATCCGTCTTTTCTTAAACGAACAATTCTTCCATTTTTAATTTGCATTGGATTAAAAGCCTGGTTTGAATAATAAGAAGCAGAAGATCTTTTAGCCATTACTTTGTAAACCCTCTTGGATCAAGCATGCTTCCATCCCAAATTGTTTTAGTTGTTTTTGTTTCAGATTTATATGTGCCACCACGACGCTTGTACTCAGCAACTACCCAAGCATTAGCATACGCAGATGGATAAACATCAAACTTATCTTTTGCTGCTTGAACAACTCTTGCATAAAGTTTTGGATTTGATGGATCACTTCCACCACGTCTTGGCTTAATAACATCTTCGTAATTAGGCTTTTCTGCTTTGCCCATCTGTGCATCGTACATTGCCATTAATGTTTCTGAATCTGTTTCTGGAATTCCTGAATCAGTTGAACCCATTTCAACAATTAAATCTACAGATACAGACAATGATTCAATCTTAACAACTTCTGACATGCGATGATAAACAACGCATTCTTCTTCTTCCCATGCACCATCCTCTTCTTCATACATGCGAACAATAACTGGCTTGTCATCTTCTGCATATTCCATTGAGTATTCAGAACCAGCAAGTCCAAGCAAACCAGGATTTGTCATTACGTATTCAACACGACCAACCTTAATTTCATCATCTTCATTAATAAACATAACAAAGTCACCTTCTGTGACCATTGATTTTTCTACTGATGTAATTGATTTACGAGCAGTACTTGCCCAGATAGCACGAGCCTGTGCTGCTGCACGAGCCTTTGTTGGGTGACATCCATGAACTGTTCCATCTGCACTTACTGTTGGGTATCCATCGCAGCCATAACTACCTTTTTTGCCTGCACGATATCCTCCTGCTGGCTTTCCGCCTCCGCCTACTGGCATAATAAACCTCCTAGGTTATATACTGATTATATCAGAGTTCTTTTTTAAGCATAAGGCGTTTTAATTCTGCTATAGCCCATTGATCTTGCTTGCTTAATTTTGACAGTTCTTCATCATTTAATGACTTCTTGGTTATGGTTATTACTGGGTCATCTGACATAAAGTCTATGTTTACATACCCTTTTTCCCATAACGCTAAAATATCACTGTTGACAGTCCTAATATGTTCTTCGTATAAATCTGGCATTAACTCTTTTATTTTTGGAGTAAAGGAATAAAGGAAAGATTGATTTTCTGAATCAATACCAACAACTTCAAGACCACCATTTAAAATAAGATAGTCCATTATCTCTTCTTCGTTTGGAATCATATCTTTTCCATCTGGATTAAACATCCTTTTGAATATTTTTTTCATTAATAAAATCATTTAACTTTTCCCTTGTTTGTGCCCCAGTTATACGATCAATCTGTTTTTCATTTTCAAACAATATAAAAGTTGGAACAGACGCTATTTCAAAGTTTTTTACTAATTCTTTTTCTAAATCAACATCAATAATTTGAAAAGATACATCTGAGCGCTCTCTATTTAATTCTTCAACAATTGGGCGAACCTTTTTGCATGGTCCACACCAGTCTGCTGTAAAATAAAATACTGTTTTCATTTTCCAGACTTTGCTCTAGCCTTTTTCAATGCTTCAAAGTCTTTAATTTTTGTATCACCAAGATATCCCCAAGCATATCCATCATTAATCATCTTATTATTTAATGACTCAGAGTCTCCATTAACATATACCCAGCCAAGAATGCGACCATATTTTTCAGATGAGTCCATTTTTTCTGTACGAATAACTACAGACTTAGCATCTTTAAGATGTTTCTTTAAATATTCTTTGGCTTCAATACCAAGAGCCTTTTCGGCCTTATCTGTTGTTCTTGATTCTGGTGTATCAATGCCAGCAAGTCGCACACGAGATGCAAATAAAATATCAAACCCTAAATCAATAATAACATCAATTGTATCTCCATCAACAACATTTTTTACTTCTTTAACAAAATACTCATACATTAGTAGTCTTTACCTTTCGCTTTGTTTTCAATTAGTTTTTCACGTTCGTCAATTATAGTAAGCATAAATGACATCATTTTTGCATAGCCTTCTGGATTATCAATAATTTTATTATAGTGATGACCGCAAAACATTAGATCTCCAGTTAGTCCAGTTATCTTTACAAGGGCTTCTGCAGCACAAGAATCACAACGATCCATTGGGCCAAGAACCCATTCTTTATTTATAACTTCTTCTGCAATCATTGTATTCATAGTATACCGCTACTTTCTATTATCAGTAGAATAAAATCCTGGGGCATTAAACATAACTCCAGGCGACGACCATTGTCTTTGCATTGTTGCACCACAACATGATGGTTCTCTATCTTCACCAAACTCTCGTTTAAATTCAAGAGTAGAAGAACATGTTGTGCATTTATAATCGTATACTGGCATATCTCTCCAATTAATAACTATCTATTAAGTATATCATTAGGCTACTGTATGTGTCAACCTGTGGTACGTTCTCATTCTATGACAATTAGCACACACAACTTCACATTTTTCTATTTCTTTTTTAATTGCTTTCCATGAAAATCCATCATGAATCATTCTTGAAATGTTATATTTTTTATCTCTTATGTGATCAAAATCTAATATAATATGATTGTTAATTCCACAATCTATACACCCAGAGTCTTCTTTAATTTTTGCAAGCCTCTTTTTATACTCTTGCTTATTATAATGGTCTAACTCTTTGTCAGTCATTAACCATAATTATATCAGTGTGTATAAGCCCTACACAGGTATTCCAAGCACTTAGGCCAGGGAATATATAGAAGGGTAACTACTCCATCCCAAGGTCCTGTGTAGGGACTATCTATATTATACTACTTGATCTTGATAGACTTTGGTTTCTTTTCTTCTGGAACGATTCTATCAATGTGAATTGTTAACATACCGTCCTTAAGTTCAGCACCAGTAACTTCCATATATTCACCAAGAGCAAATGTGCGGGTAAATTTACGACCAGCAATTCCTTTATGAACAACTTCAGCATCTGTTACCTCTACAAGTTCTCCTTTAATAACAAGAGATCCATTATCAACAGAGACATCAATGTCGTCTTTTGAAAACCCTGCTACTGCAAGAGATAGTTTATATGTATCTTCATCTAGTTTAAGAAGATCATATGGAGGATAGGATTGAGAGTTTGTTCTATGTGCATTATTAAGTCTGGATAACTCTCTATTCCAGCCAATAAAAAAAGGATCATTGAATAGATCCATAGTTAGGTTTGTTACCATTTTTATTCCCCTTTCAAGCGAATAAGTTAGTGTACCCCAGTAGGCAGTACATATATATTATATCAGAATTTGGAGCGGAAGACGAGACTTGAACTCGCAACAGTCTGCTTGGAAGGCAGAAACTCTACCAATTGAGTTACTTCCGCATTTGCTGGTCTGGCAGGGCACGATCCTGCGACATCCGAATTAACAGTTCGGCACTCTACCAACTGAGTTACAGACCAAAACCTATTATTTTAGTATATCAATAAAGTTGTTTGACTTTATTTGTTCGCTCTCTGTTGGCTTTGACAAAGACTTAAGGTATTCATATGTTGATAAATAACTTCCCTTATAGTTCTTAACCCAATAAGATGCAAGCGCAGCAGTTGCTGCTGATGTTCCTACTGCATTTTTTACATTTGTCTCAAAAGAACCTAGAGCATAGAAATCAAGTTCTTTTCCACCATTACTATGCAATGCAATTCTACCTTCTCTGGTTGCAGAACCAACTGCAATAGATTCAGTAATGCATGCTGGATAGTCTACTCTAGAAATATCATAGTTATTTCCTGCTGCAAAAATAGTTGCAACATTTAAAGATTGTAGTTTAACGATACCATCTCGTAAGTTAGCCTTTACTGGACAATAGTTTGCTCCAGTACGCAAATTATGATGACCAATTGATGCAGATGTTGCAATAATATTAAACTTTTGTTTATTTTGTGCAACCCACTCTAATGCACTTAGCACAGAAGATTCTGTGTATTGTGATTGTCTTCCATTTGCAGCCATTGGAACAATACGAATAAACACAATATTAATATCTGGGTTTACCTGTGTTGCAATTAAAGCCATAATTGTTCCATGATCAAAGCCATTAGCATATAGTTGACTTGTTGGAAGAGATGCAGATCCAGGACCTTCTTGAATCATTTGCTTATTTGGACATCCCTTAGACTGCATAACGCATGCTTCATGAATAATTTTACCTTGAAGCGCTGGCAATGTTGTATCAATTGCTGTATCAATAATTGCAATTGATGGTTTTGTTTCTGCTACTGCTGGAGACAGTAATGTCAATCCTAATACTACTGCAATCCCCACTGCTACTTTTTTCATTATTACCCCTTTTTTATTCTTTTATTTTGAACACTACTTGGCATGGGTCGCCTCCTGCTTCCCACTCTTCTTGTTCTTCTTCCGTCATGAATGGATCTCCATCATGAGTATTACAGAACGGTTCTGTTATCCATCCCCGTTCAATACCGTTATTAATCCAGATTTCAAACTCTTTGTCATCTGACTCTTTACTTTGAATATCTTTTAAGATTTTTTCAAATTCTTCCATATTATAATTGTACACCTTATCTACTTAATAGTCAACTATTATTTTTTTTAGGAAGTTGATGATCTTTAAATTTATTTCCTAGTATATCTTTACCAGCATAGTATGACCCATCACCTTTTATATTTTTTTTATTTGCTTCATCTCTTAATTTTGCATGTTTATCAGTTACATTAATCTCATTATCAACAATATTTTTATCAAATATTTTATATGCATCTTTTAACTCAAAAGAATCACAAAAATATCTTGGTATTGGGATTAAACCAACCAAAGGTGTATTTGGCTTTATATGAATTACAGTATTTGGAATATCAATTTTAATATTTAATGTAAAAGAAAATCTAAGATTATCAGATTCTACTACACCAGTCATTGGACTTAATCCAGGGGTTGGAAAATTTGGTGGTGCTATTGTCATTAAATTAATTCCTGGCGGTGTTTTTAGTGTTATTGGAAAATGAATTGTTAATATTCCATGCCCAAATTCTGATGTTCCATAAATAAAGTTATAATTTTTATATTTTTCAAAATCTTCATAATAGTTAATTTTAAGATCTTCTATATTATTTCCACCATTCCATAAAACATCAATAGAGTATGGTAGACTAAAAACAAAACCTTGCATATTTCCTATTGCTAAAGGAAGACATCTATAAAAATTTGAAGAAAACCATTCTCTTTTATGATGTGTATTTAGTGGTTTTAAAAATAAATCAATATCTTTAATATCAAATTGTCTAAAACCATCTCCTGGAATAACTGGGAAAAAAGCAATAGTATTATCTGGTACAACTAAATCTTTGTTTTGATTAATGATCATACAATAATGATATACCTAAAGGCTTACCACGTCAACTGGACCCATGCATGATGGATTAAATTTAATTGCTGCAGATACAGCAGATATTACACGATTTCTAGCATTTTTTTGTTTATCTGTTGCATATAGAACGCCATACGCATATTCTGCACCTGAACCCATTGCAAGATAAGGCAATGTATATTTAGATAAAGACATATCTACTGAACTATGTTCATAGATTTCTCCACGAACTGCAATTATTAAACCAAGATCGCCTTCTTTAGAAGTGTCAACCCAAAATTCATTATAAAATTCTCTAAGTTCTTTAATAAACTTAGTTTGCATATACTTATCTGTGTCTTTAATATTAGGCGCTGATGGTTTAAAGTTATAACGAATTCTTTCTCCGTCCATTGACCCAGCATAACCAATTAAATATGGACCAATCTTCCAAACTTTTGGAGCATCAAGAGCAAGAATAGTTCCATCATCGGAGGCACCACGATCACCTGCCATATAAATTTTATCGTCTTGTTTAACTACAGCAATACAAGTCATCAGAATACCCCTCCAGAATGCGGTATATTCAGTATACCAGCAAAACTTTAAAGGGTCAAGCGTGTTATTTTATATTTTGACCGCAAGTTGGGCAGGTTTTTGCTTTATTTTGAGATTTTTTAGCGGGTGCTGGTTCTGTTGCTTTAGTTGCTCCATATTTTGGACGACCAAAACCAACTATTGAGATTAGAACTCCAGCCTTATTTTTCTTATAAGCACGTAGTTGTTTGCAAACCTCTCCACCATTTCTTTGGCTTCCAGATTTCTTTGAAGAAGTATTTCCTTCAATACACCAAACAGTTCCATCTTCATTATCTTTAATAACAATTCCTACGTGAGA